CTTACCTTCCTCGCGGGTTACATCCTCGGGCAGGTCGTCCCCATCGGCTCCCTCGGCAAGCTCTTCGGCAAGAAGTGACGCCGTCCCGTCCTCTCGCGCAGGCGCGGCCGACTGCGGGTTCGCCCCGGTTCGCCGCGCCTGTCCATTGAAAAACCCCCGCCGGTTGGTCGCGTCCTGCAACCGCGCGGCGGGGGGAGAAGAGGTAGTGGGATCGTATCAGCGGATACGCAGGCTCGTCCCTCGCGGGAGGATCGTGCATCCTGGGATCACCGCGCCGCCCTCGAGCGCGGTGCGGATCGCGTCACGGTTGAACGTGACCGACACCGTCTGGAACTCGGGCGGCAGGCTCGCCGCGTCGGCGGTGACCTCGAGCGGCGCCTTGCCGCCGTTGCCGGCGACCGCGAGCTTGAACCGCGCGGTGTCCAGCTTGGTCTTCCCGCTCGCCTCCATCGCCGCCTTGAGGCGTTCCTTCAGGCGGTCGGCGAGCGCGTCGTCGGCGTCGGCGAGTCCCTTGATGCGGCGCGCCTCGGCGACACGGGCGGCCGACCGAAGCTCGAGGCTGCGGATCAGCGCCGCGTAGTCGTCGGCCTTCGACTCGAGCGCGGCATCCAGCCCCGCAAGGTGTTCGTTCAGCGCCTCCTGCGCCTCGGGGCTGTCGACGCCACCCTCGAGGATGGCGTCGAGGACGGTTTCCAGTTCGGACGTAATTGCGTACAGGCTCATGGGTATCTCCTCTCGGTGATGAACTAAAACGGGACGTCTGCCGGGTCAACATCGATGGGCTTGACCGGGCCGATGACGCGCATGATGTTCAGGCTCGTCCCGATGCGCGCGATCTCGAGGGTGACCTCGCTGCCGATGTTGGCCTCGGCCAGGTCGCCGTACTCCGCGACCGAGGTCGCGATCCACGCGGTGCCGTGTTCGCCTGCGGCCTGGATGGCGATGGGCTTGCCGGGACGGCGCACGACACGCTGCACCATGAACTTCCCCTCGTACTCGTCGGGGTAGTTGTCGGCGACCGCCGGCGCGGCGGGAGCCTCGGGGGCGGCCGCAGGGGCGCTCTGCGGCGTCTTGCGCTTGCGGGTGGGCTTCGGGGCGTCCTCGGCGACGGGCGCGTCCTGGGGCATCGTGGCGGCTTCCACGACCTCGGGAGCCGGGAGCGCGGCGGCAGCGGGAACGGCGGGTGCCGCCGGCGGGTTGTCGGCCTGCGCCATCTCCTCGGGCGTGTACAGGCCCGACAGCTCGGCGGGGAACGCCTTGCGGAGCGCGAGCGCCTCGGCGCACTTGGCGATCATCACGGTCGGCATCTTGGGCCACATGCCAGAGAGGCTGCCGTCCTTCTTGCGCTGCGCGTACTCGTTGAACAGGGCGATGGCGGTGACCGCCTCAACGAACCCCTTGCGGTAGACGCCGACGCGAGCGGCCGCCGGCGGCTCATTGTTGAGCCAGACGTCGACCCAGCGACCGTCCGTGCCGCAGTAGGCGACGCTCGTCTGCCCTGCGTACTCGCCGCTGCGCTGGGCGACCAAACGGAACCCGTCGATGCTGACCTGCGTCTGCATCACTTCGCGGCCTGCGCGGCTATCCCACCGCCTCACGGCGTAAATCTGACGGGCAAACGGGTCGAGTCCGGTGCGGTCGCACACGCTAAAGAACAGTTCCATCTCGTCGCGGCTTGCGCCCGCGCAGAGGGTGCGGGACAGCAGATCGCGCTTGTCGTCGTCGAGTCGTGCCAATGCAGTCATGTCAATCTCCTCTCGTCTGCGCGGAACGCCGCGCCCGGTCGTCGGCAACGTGCCTTCGACGGGATAAGTATACGCCCCGGTATCAGCGTGTCAAGTGGGTGAATCAGGCGATTTTCACGGCCACGATCCCGGTCGCGTTCGCGCCGCTGCTGTTGTTCGGCGTCGTCGCCTTGAGGACGTCGGCAGCGATTGACCCGTTCGCCTGAAGCAGGATCGTCGTCGTCGACGCCAGCGTGATGATCGCGTTGCAGCTCAACGCCGCCCAGTTGTTCGCGACGCTCGCGTGATACTGCTGCACGCTCGCGTAGTTTGTGAGTCCGTCAGAGATGCGAATGTTGTAGTTGCCGGCAGTCGTGGCCGTGCGGCCGACCGTCGCGCTCGCCATGACGAGCCACGTGCCGGCAGCGAGCGACACGGACGGCCCGTTGTACCAGGTGTTCGCGCTGGCCATCAAGACGTCGGAGGCGAGGAACGCCGATGCGTTCGTCAAGGCTACGGGCGATGAACCCGCCGGCGCGGTCGCGATCCATTGCGTGCCGCTCCATGCGATGACGTTGTCCTTCGCCGCATTCCCTTGCTGCAACTCCGAAAGCGGATGCGTATGTCCGCGCTTGGACGAGCGAAGCAGGGTCGATGTCAGCGATGCAAGCTGCCTTTGCAGGGTAACGACGGTCGTGTCCTGGCGCATCGCCGCATTCTACTTCACGTGATGACGCTGACCAAAGTTTCGTCGCGGTCGCCGTATTCCTTCGCCGCCCAGATGCAGCCGACCTGCGAGTCGTCAACGTACACGACCCCGGTCATCGAGTCGCACGCGCCACGGACGAGCTTGTCAAGATCCGGCCTCGAGGGCGCGAGCGGAGCGCCGGCACGTATCGCGCCCTTCGCCGTGAAGTGCGAGCGCGGACGCACGAACCTGAACGTCAGCTCGAGCGCGACCACGCCGGCATGGGGCGGGTTCGTCCACGCCTCGCTCGCTGCCAGCGCGAACACCGCGCGCCACGGCTTCAGGCGCTTGCTCGACTCGATCAGCACGGTGCGTCCGCTGCGTAGCCGCATCGGTCGCTTGCTGCCCTGTGGCGCGGCCGCGCCCGGTACGACGAACTCAATCATCTCGCCTCCGATGGTTCGCCGCACGCAGCGCGGCATTGTTGATGTCTCGCATCAGCTTCGCGATCTCTGACCGCAGGTACACGACCTCCTGCATCAGCTCGATTGTCAGCGGGTCGGCGGTCGCGCTGGCGCGCACCCGGTCGACGATGTCCTCCTCGTACTCCCCTCGCCCCGGTTTCATGTCAGCCGCTCCCTTCGTACAGGATGCGCTCGATATGCGACGGCATCATCGCTCGCAGCCGTCCGACCTCACGCGACAGTACGGCGCACCTCTCGCTCTGCTGCTCGAGGAGCTTGGTCGTCCATGCGTTCAGCGATTGCAGCCGCATGATCTCTCGCACGGCCTCGTCGGCCGCGTCGAGCTTCAGGCTCCGCAGGCGGGTGACGAGGTTCTCGTCGTTGTGTTCGTCGCCTGGGTCGGTCATATCTCGCGCACCTCGGTTTCCTGGATCTTGGACTGAAGTCGCGCGTTACGCTCGGTCAGCTCGCGGACGCGCGCACGGAGTGACTCTACCTGTCCGTCCATGTTGGCCGTCTCACACTCGGCCTCGACGAGCCGGCGCACCTCGGCGCGGAGCGCGACGATCTCGTCGGCCGCTTCCTCGCGCTCGTCGTTCGCCATGTCGCCCATCGCCTCCCATCGGACGCGCAGCCTGTCAACGAGGTCACTCACTTGCCGTCCTCCTTGAAGCACGACCAGCCACGCTCGGCGGCTACTCGTTCAGGCTCAACGGGAATCCACTTTGTAATGCCGTCTGCATTGTTGCGGCTCCACTCTTCAACGGTCACCGTTCTGCAAGCCGACTCTACGCGGCATAGCGAACGCCTCGCCTCGTCGCGCTCGGCGGTGAGGTTGTCAATGGCATTGGCCGCCTCACGCAGTACGTCCGGATGCACGGAGTGACCGCGCCGGCGGGTATCGGCGAGACGTCGAAGCCGCGTGGCAAGGTCGTTCATCGCTTGCCTCCGACCGTCATCACCTGCGCCACCAGCGCGCCGTGCAGCTCCGCGAGCGAGTCGAACTCAAGCAGCACGTGATCCTCGCCGTGCAGCATGGCGATCAGATGCTCATCCTCGCTCATGTCCTGGCGAACCTTTGTGTAGGTTCCCGTGATCTCGCCGCTGCCGTCGACGTACATGTGCAGCTTCAGGCTCTCGCACCGGCAGTTGTCGTGGATGCCGCGATCCTCCATCCGGCGATCCCACTCCGCAAGCATCGCCATCACCGCAGGCATGCACGACCAATCGGTCGCCGACGCCTCAAGCGTCTTCGTCCTCTCGGCTCTGCTTCGGCGGCTCATGCCCGACTCCGTGCCTGTTTGGCCGGCAGTCGTGGCATCGGTCGCGGTCTTCCTCGACAGTCTCAAAAGCCTCGCCGCAGATGCGGCAAACTTGTAGGCGCGTGACAGGGGGCTTTCGCTCATTGCGTCGTCGCGGCATTCGCCGCCTCCTTGCTCTTGTGGCGCGAGCCGTTGACGATGCGGCACACCGCCGCCGGTGACACGCCGTACTTACGGGCGATGGCCGCCTGGGTCGCTCCTGCCGCGAACTCCGCGCGGATGGCGTCGACCGTCTCCTGCTTGATCTTGGTCACTCGACTTCCCTTTCGATGGCTCTGATGGTGTCGTTGACGATCCTGACCGCGAGCCGGCGGTCGATCTCCGTCCCCTCCTCCAGCGAGGAGGCAAGGCGCTTGAGGTTCGGGACATGGACGCGCATCGAGCGGAGCCGTCCGCGCAGCTGGGACAGCCGCAGGTTCCGCTCGTTGATGACCGTCTCGTACCAGTACGTTTGGTCAGCGGGGGCCATCACGGAGGTCGCTCCTTTCCCGCGAGACGCGGACGTCCCTACCGGCACGGACGATGATTCGCGCGCCGCGCTGCTCCTTTGCGTTGAGCGTGAATACGGCGATGCGCCTCCCGTCCGCGCCCGTGAGGATGCAGTCCTCGTCCTTCCGCAATTTGATGGCGAGAAATCCCTGTCCGCTGGTCGTGTCATCCATGACGATCTCCTTCGTGGTTCAAGTCCCCCGCCGGCGCAATTCCGGCTGTTCCGGCGGGGGTGGGGTCAACGCGACCCCGTTGTCTGTATCTCACTTGCGCCTCGCCTTCGGCCCGAGCGACTCGAGCTGCTCGCGGACGGGCTTGCCGTCCATCGCCTGGATCACCGCCTGCATCGGGAACGCGCTCGGCATGTTGTCGTTGGTGAGCGGCACGCCGTTCAGGTTCACGGACAGGATCGTCCAATCCGACAGGCGGTAGCGACGCAGCTTGGTGAGGCTGCCCCAGGTTGAGTGCAGCTCGTACTCCTCCTCGATCCATCGCGCCGACACGGTGAGCGTGATGTCGTTGGATGCGACGTAGTCGGCGATGTCGTTGCCGACATCGGAGCTGAAGACGTCGAGCGTCTGCTCGATGTTGATGATGCGGTCGCTCATGCGAGCCTCCAGACTCGGAGAAGGTTCGAGTGGCTGGCGACGCGCGCGCTCTTGACGAAGCGCCCCGTCCACACCCACTCGCGGCCACGGAACACGCTGCCGGCGGCGTTGCCGAGTTCGGCCGGGTCGTACCCGTTCACGGCGAGTGCGGCCGCGACGTCGTCCATTGACACCTCGCCACGCTCACGGGCGACGAACCGCGCGCGCTCGCGTGCGACCTCGAGGATCGCCTCGCGGTTGTCGGCGGCGAGCGCCATGCCCTGCTCCTTGCGGCGTTCCGATTCTGCTGCGTCGAACAGGTTCATCGGCGCACCGCCTTCGGGTTGAGGATGCCGGGATTCACGACGCGGTACCCGATGCCGGGTTCGTGTTCGATCTGCACGTTGCACCAATCACGTGCGCGGAGAACGATGTTCGACACCTGCCTCGGCGTGATGTTCCAGCGACGAGCAAGGTCGGCGCGCGTAAGCGGCTTGGCGTGCAGGACGGTGACCATCTCAAAGATCCTGTCGATGGTGACGGCGGTGTCGCTCTTCACAGGCGCACCTCCGTTCCGCCGTGCAGCGCGAGGAATGCATCCTCGGCCTGCGCGAGTTCCTCGACAACCGCATCGAAGGCCGGCGTGTTGTCGTAGTCGGCATGGTTGAATGCCTGATGCGCGCGAACCAGGCGGCTTGCGGACGGCGTGGCGAGCTGCTCGGCGGCGGTGAGCAGGACGTCGCGGTGTCGGTTGCGGATCACGGGGTTCTCGAGTCCACGGTTGACGGTCATCACCTGCATGGCTGTCTCCTCTGCTGTCCGTCAATGTCGGGCAACGTGCCGTTCATTGACAGGGGCAAGTTATGCAGTCGTATATCGGCTGTCAAGTGGCGGAACTTGAGGAATCTGGAAGATTTTTTTCCGAATCTCGGAATAGCCGCAAGTCGTGGTAGGGTCGGCGCGTGGGCAAGACCAGCAAGCCCGTGCGCCGCGCGAAGCCGACTGCCGGCACGGTCGCCGCGCCATCGTGGACGGTCACCCACCACGGGAAGAACATCCACATCGTCGACTGCGTCGGCGACAACTTCCGGTCGTGGGAGCAATGGATTCTCCTGCGCTCGGACGCGCACACCGACAACAAGAAGTGCGACCGCGACCTCGAGGAGAAGCACCTGCGCGAGGCCGTCGAGCGCGGCGCGATCATCTGCGACCTGGGCGACTGCCTCGACCTGATGCAGGGCGCGAGCGACCGCCGGCAATGCAAGTCGCAGCTCCGCTCGAGCCACGCCGCCGCCGCATACTTCGACGCCGTCATCAACGAGACGGCCGAACGCTACGCGCCATACGCGCAGAACTGGGCGTTCATGGGGCAGGGCAATCACGAATCCGCGTGGCTCAAGCACCACGAAACCTGCCCGACCACGAACCTTGTCCGCGCCATCAAGTCGATCAACCCCAGGTCGCAGATCGGTGCCGGCGGTTACGGCGGATGGTTCAAGCTGCGCGTCGGCGTCAACAACTGCAAACTCACCTGGACGATGCGATACCACCACGGTTCGGGTGGCGGCGCGCCGATGTCGATGGGCGTCCTTGACAGCAGGCGAATGATGTCGTGGCTCGAGGGCGTCGACTGCATCGCGGTCGGCCACAATCACCACTCGAACATCGTCGGCGTCGCTCGCGAGTATCTCGAGACGCGCAACGGCGTGTACGAGATCCGAAACCGCCATTGCGACTTCGTCCGCTGCGGCACCTACAAGCAGGATTGGGGCGACGGCTCGGGCGGCTGGATCGTGGAGAAGGGGCCGGGGCCGACGAGCCTGCGCGCGAAGTGGGTGCGGTTGTTCATACGATGGGAGACGGAGAACGACCAGCACGGCGGTCGATCTCGAGGTCACCCGCGCATTGCGTGGGACATCATGGACGCACACTAGCCGTTTCAGAAGGACAGACATGCCGACGCCAGCGAAGGGCAAGCGATTCGTCAAGGTCGTGCGGAACCCGGAGACGGGACGCACGCGCAAGGTTTCCTACGGACAGGCCGGCAAGGCGAAGGGCGGCGGCGACCGCATCAAGCCCGGAACCGCGAAGGGCGACGCCTACTGCGCGCGCAGCTTCGCGCAGATGAAGTCGCACCCGGCTGCGGCGAAGAACCCGAACAGTCCGCTGCGGCTGTCCCGCGCGAAGTGGAAGTGCAGCGGCAAGACCTCGAGAGGATGACATGCGCGTTCGACTCGGCGGCCGATACTGGACGCTGCGGTTCGTGCCGAACCTTCGCAACGACGGCGAGGTCGATTTCGGCATGAACCTGGAGTCGCGCATCATCCGCGTGCGCCTCGGGCAATCGGCCGAGGACATGTTGGACACGATTGTCCACGAAGCCCTGCACGCCTCGCGCCCGGAGCTTGACGAGGACGCGGTTACGAAGACCGCGAACGACGTCAGCAGGCTGCTGTATCGCCTGGGATACAGGCGTCAGTCGAGCCAGTAGACCTTGTCGCCACGGCGGTAGTTCTTGAAGTCCTCGTCGCCCAGCGAGAACTTCGTGAAGTGCTGATCGATGTACTGCACGTAGTTGTTCGGGAGCAGCATGAACTGCCCGTCGTCGCGCTCGATGAGGTTCAGCGGCTTGTGTTCCTGCGGGTAACGGCTGAAGCCGTCAGCCCAATCGAACGTCAACCCGGTATGCCTGCCGCTGAATCCATCGTTGCGGTTCACGGCCATGCAGAACAGCCCCTCGAGGTACGGCAGATGCACGACCTCAAGGTGGTCGCCCATCCCGCCCCACGGCTGGAGCGAGTGTTCTCCGTGAGTGAACGACTTCGAGGTGGACATGAGGTGCAGCGGGACGCCGCACCAGTTCGCTCCGCTCTCGAGCAGCACGTGCGCGAGCATCGCCTGTCCCGGCCGGCAGTACGCCGCGTGCCAGATGCCGCGCGTCGTTCCCTTCGGCATGTTCGGCCCGAGCGCCGAGTTGCAGACGTTGACGTACAGGTGATACGGCAGGGAAGCATGGCGTGGCATCGTGCGCGTATACTACGCTCGCGAGGACGCGGGTCTGCGGCAGTCGACGCCAACCACCCGCACGGGCGCGCCCTGAAGGCCGCGAGGTACGCCGGCGCGACGATCACCCGTTGGGGTAGCAACAACCCTTCGCCGGGGACAGGCGGTGCGAAGCGCCGCTGTGTCCCATGTTGCACCATGTTGCATGCGTGATGCAACCTCGCCCGATGGGGCAAAAGTGCTACAGATCCTCACAAGTGCAGCGGGGCGATGAACTCAAGCGCCCGAGCGTCAATGAGAAACGAGCTTCGGGCGTTGCCGGAACGGTCGTCCTCGCGCCGGCGGTAGCGGTGTTCGACCGCTCCGCCGCTCGTCACCAGGCTCGCGATGCGGTCAAACGGCGAGCGAAACACGGCCGACAGCGGCTTGACGTTTATGTCACGCCATGCAAGCGTCTGCCAGTTGATCCAGAAGTACACGACGAGGTCTGGGTACAGCTCGCGGTATCGCTCGTAGTCCTTGCGGTTGAACGTCACGGTGAACCGTGGATTCATGCCGTACTTGCGAGCGGAGAAGAACGGCGTCGTCTGCGCCTTCAGGTCAGCGAGGCAGTCGTTGACGATGAGGTCGGGAGCGTAGACGTTCGTGGCCTTGTCCGGGTTGATGCGCGCGCGAAGCCCGATCCTCGCGCAGTTGTCAACGAACGCGACCTCGAGCTGCTGCCCGTGCTTGCACCACCAGCGTTTGTCCTCGGTGTCGTGCATGTTTAATCCGCGACGAAACGCGCCCTGCGGCACGAAGCCAGCAGGGCGCGCATCCGGGGGCAAAGGTGGGAGCCGTCCGTGGCTACCCGTAGCGGCGCGCGGCGAACAGGAAACGATCCTGGGCATCTCGCCAACGCGCCGAACGAGATGGTATACTGTCGGCAGAGCGGGTGCAACTGCTCAACATCCCAAAGGCCGGCGGTGGGGTAGGTGCGCTGCACCCGCTCCCTGCCCCACCCCGGTCGTTTCGAGGTATCGCATGGCGACGAACTATCCGTGGTTCCCCTTCTACGCAGCCGACTGGACGCTGTCGGTGATCGGGATGAACGCAACCCAGCGCGGGATCTACATCTCGCTGCTGGCCTACCAATGGGCGAACGGGCATGCACCCGCAATGCGCGAGCAATGCGCGCGCATAGCGGGCGCAGAGCAGATGCAGGACGCAGACTGGGACGCCGTGCGAGCGAAGTTCGCGCTCGTTGACAGCGACCGAATGGTGAACGCGCGGCTCGAGGAATGCCGTGGAATCTGTAAGTCCCGCTCCGACAACGCGAAGCGCGCGGCGGCAGCGTCGTGGCAGAAGCGCGCGCAAAGCGCGAGCAATGCCGGAGCAGATGCTCCCGCAGATGCGGATGCAGATGCGACCGCAATGCGACCGCATATGCGCGAGCAAAGCGCGAGCAATGCTAGTCACAGTCATAGTCAGATACCAATCCCCCCTAAAGCCCCCCCTTCAAAGGGGGGGCAGCGCCTGCGGCGCAGGGATCTTGACAAGGCAGCAGCCGATCCGAACTGGATTCCGTTCTGACGAACCGAGCGAAGGGAACACCGATGACCGACGAAATCACCTGGCCGACCAACAAGCGACTCATGGCATCCCTGTGGCCGAAGTGGCGACCGACCGACGAGCAGGCCCGCCTCCTGAACGACCGATGGGGACTGCTGCACCAGGACACCCTGCGAAAGTGCATCGAGGACAACGCCATGCAGTCGCGCCGCGAGCCGTCCGTTTCGGCGATCAACCGCGCGTACTGCAAGCTCACCGCCCCGCTCGTCGGCGCGTCGACGACGACGCACGACACCGAGCGAACCCGGCGCGATGCCGCCTACGTGCAGCCGCTGACCGACGCCGAGGTCGCCGACTGGGACGCGTGGGCAGAGGACGTCCTCGCCACCGCGACGCCTGCGGAGATCGACGCCGTGCGCCAGCGCATGCCCGTGGGCGAGTCGCGCCGCGTCCTTGCGGTCGCCGTCGACTACTGCCGCAGAAATCCCGAGAGATGGCCGACCCCTCGGTAAACTGCGGTGCATGGGCAAGCGTCGACGAAAGCAGCCGGCATCCATCCTCCTCGCCGGCCTCGACGACTGCCTGCTCGGCAAGATGTTCCCGCACCCCAACGACGAGCAGGGAGTCCCGGTCGCCGTCTACAGCGGGGACATGATCGCCGCCCGTCTGCGAGACGACGAGAACATGTCAATGCCCGACGCACGGGCGTTCGTGACGGACAACATCGAGCAGAACTTCCTCGGCCCAGGCACCGCTCGCGTGGTATGGGCGGCAACGAGCGAAGATTTCGGGCAGCTCGTCGACCCCGATTGATATGCTCCCGCATATGCATATCCGTTCGTATGACGATTTCAAGACGGCGGTGACCGAGGAGGTCGCCTCCCAGGGCATGACCCGCAGCGGACTCGCCCGTCAGCTCGAGGCCGCCGGCCTCCTCCGCGCACACACCGTCCGATGCCTGCTCGGTTCTCCCGGCACCGTCATCGGTCGCCGCAAGCCAGCGTTCGACTCGGTGTTGACAATCGCCAACGCCGCCGGATTCGACCTCGTCCTCCAGCGCAGGAGCTGAACCCATTGCCAAGCAAGTCACCAAAGCAACGTCGATTCATGGCAGCGGCCGCCCACAGCAGCGCCTTCGCCAAGCGCGCGGGAATCTCCCAGAAGGTCGCCCGAGAGTTCAACCGTGCCGACACCCGCCGGAAGGCACGGAAGCGATCCTGATGCCTTCTAGCCCCCCTGCTGGGCAAACCAAGATGGTCGCCGTCAACGAGAACGGCAGACGAATCGGGGAGGGACACCACAATGCCACGATCACGGACGAAACCGTCAACGCCATCCGCGAACTCCACGAAGACCACGGCATCGGGTACCGACGCCTCGCAAGGCAGTTCGGACTCCACATCGAAACCGTCAAGAAAATCTGCCGCTACCAGCGCAGGGCAGCAACCCCCAAAGCTTGGAAGCGCGTGGAGCAGGGAAGACCGAGCGCGCCTGCTTGACGAACTGGTCGCGTGGATCGGGGACGGCAAGCCCCTGCGCGAGTGGTGCAGGCAGGAAGGAAAGCCGCACTTCACAGTCATTTACGATTGGATGGACGAGTACGAGGACATCAACCTACGCATCGCGCGCGCGCGCGAGGATGGACACGACGCGCTGGCCGAGCAATGCCAGGTGCTGTCGGACACCCGGCCACGCGATGCCGTCGAGGTGCAATGGCGCAAGCTCCAGATCGAGACGCGCCTCAAGCTGCTCGCGAAGTGGAACCCGCGCAAGTACGGCGACCGGGTCGGCGTCGACCACGCCGGCGGCGTCAGCATCGTCCTGAAGACCAACGTCCCCGATGCCGAAGACGGACATTGAACTCACGTATGCGCCTCGAGCGTGGCAGCGCGAGTGCCACCTCCTGAAGCGGCGGTTCACCGTCCTGGTGCTGCACCGACGCGCTGGCAAGACGGAGTTGGCGATCATGGAACTCATCAACCGCGCTGTCAAGTGCAGCCGGGAACTGGGGTTCTTCGTGTACGTCGCGCCGTTCCTGAAGCAGGCGAAGGCCATCGCGTGGGCGCGACTGAAGGACAAGCTCGCCCCCCTGCGCGCGACCGGGGCTGTCGATGTCAACGAGGTCGATCTCGCCGTGACATTCAAGCACAACGGCGCGACGATCCGCCTGTTCGGCGGCGACAACCCCGACGCCTTGCGCGGCATCCGCCTCGACGGTGCGGTCATTGACGAGGTCGCCCAGATCAAGCCCGAGGTATGGACGGAGATCGTGCAGCCGGCGCTCGCCGACCGGAAGGGATGGGCGCTGTTCATCGGCACACCCGCCGGCATGAACCTGTTCGCCGAGCTGTACTACAAGGCCGGGAACCTCGAGGACTGGGTTGCGAAGCGGTACACCGTCAACGACACCGACGCGCTCGACCCCGACGAGGTCGCTCGCCTGAAGCGCGACATGTCCCCCGAGGCGTTCTCTCGCGAGTTCCTGTGCGATTTCAGCGCAGCAGGCGACGACCAGCTCATATCGCTCGCCGACGCCGAGGCCGCGTCCGAGCGCGAGTACCAGGACGGCGACGTCATTGACTCCCCGTTGGTGATCGGCGTCGACCCCGCCCGGTTCGGCGATGACCGCAGCGTCATCATGCTGCGGCAGGGGCTGCGCGCCGAGGAGCCGATCATCCGCCACGGCATTGACAACATGTCGCTCGCGAGCCTGGTCGCCAACGTCATCGAGGATCGCGACCCGGACGCGGTGTTCATCGACGCAGGCGCAGGTGCCGGCGTGATCGACCGTCTGCGGCAGCTCGGCTACGACGTCACCGAGGTTGCGTTCGGCGGCAAGGCGACGTACCCAAACCTGTTCGTCAACAAGCGCGCCGAGATGTGGTGGGCTGTCAAGGAGTGGCTCGAGGCCGGCGGCGCGATCCCTGACAGCTCCACGCTGAAGGTCGAGCTGTCGACGCCGACGTACTCCTACGACACGGTCGGACGCCGCGTTCTGGAGTCGAAGGACGAGATCAAGAAGCGACTGCAAGGTGGCGGCTCGCCCGACATCGCCGACGCGCTCGCGCTCACGTTCTCGTTCGCCGTCAGCAAGCAGCTCCCGCGCGAGGTGCGCGACCGCATCACGAAGCGCGGCAACGAGTACGACCCCTACGAACGGGAACCGTAATCGCATCATGGAGGAATAGAGTCATGGTCAGGCAGGCAACCGAACAGGACGTCGACCAATTGACCGCAATGGCACGCGAGTTCATCGGCTACAGCGCGTATGGCACGATGATCGCGCCAGCCGACGATGACATACGCACGGGCATCATCTCCGTCATCCGATCCGGCGTGATGTTCGTCGCCGAGGTCGACGGCAAGCTGGTCGGCGTCATCGCGGGGATCATCGCTCCGATGTGGTTCGCGCCGAGCATTTCGTGCGCCGTCGAACTCGCCTGGTGGGTTGACCCGGCGCACCGCATGACGCGCATCCCGTTCCGCCTGATCGCGGCGCTCGAGGAATGGGCAAGGGAATCTGGCGCGAGGCTCCTGTGCATGAGCGAACTCGTCATCAACGGCGAGACGCCAATCGCGAGGATGCTGTCGCGCATGGGATACGTCAACACCGAACGCTCTCACGTGAAGGAAATCTGACATGGCAGCAATCTCGACCATCATCGCCGGAATCGCTACGGGCATCGCGGCCGCCGGCACGGGCTATGCCATCGCCGCCGGCGAGCGCGGTGCCGCCGCGCAGGAGAAGGCGATGAAGCAGCAGCAGCAGGCGCAGACGGAGGCGGCCGCGCAGGCTCGCAGCCAGCAGCGGCAGTCGGAGATCGCCATGTCGGCCGCGAACCGCCGCAAGCCGAACATCGCCGCCATCATGGACAACGCCGCCGAGGGAAGCATGGGCGGCCCGTCCGGAACCATGCTGACCGGGCCGATGGGCGTGAACCCGCAGGATCTCCAGCTCGGGCGCTCGTCGCTCCTCGGAGGCTGATCTATGAGCCAGTACACCGGAGACAACTCCTCGTATCCCGATGCTCCCACGCGGGATCGGCTGTTCACCCGGTGGGGCCAGCTCAAGAGCGAGCGCGCGTCGTGGCTCGCGCATTGGCAGGAGATCACTTCCTACCTGCTCCCGCGTAACGGTCGCTACTTCCGCCAGGATCGCGACAAGGGCTGGCGTCGACACAACGCCATCTACGACAATACCGGGACGCGCGCGCTCCGCACCCTCGGCGCGGGGCTGATGTCCGGCGCAACCTCGCCGGCGCGGCAATGGTTCCGGCTCGCGACGCCCGACCCGGAGCTGAACTCGTACCAGCCCGTCAAGCTCTGGCTCGACGACGTCACCAAGCGCATGCAGCGCGTGTTCCAGAAATCAAACACCTACCGCTCGCTGCACCTGATGTACGAGGAACTCGGCGCGTTCGGCACGGGCGCGAGCATCGTGCTGCCCGACTTCGAGCAGGTCATCCACCACTACCCGCTCACGACGGGCGAGTACTGCATCTCGACCGACGCGCAGGGGCGAGTCTGCACCCTGTACCGCGAGTTCGAGATGACCGTCTCGCAGATCGTCAAGGAGTTCGGCCTCGAGAAGTGCAGCGTGTCGGTGCAGAACATGTACCGCACGGGCAACCTCGACCAATGGGTGCCGGTCATCCACGCCATCGAGCCTCGCACCGACCGCGACATGTCAAAGCGCGACGGCAAGAACATGCCGTTCGGGTCGTGGTACTTCGAGGTCGGCGGCGAGGACGGCGTGTTCCTGCGCGAGAGCGGGTTCATGCAGTTCCCCGCCGTCTGCCCCCGCTGGTCGGTGGTCGGAGGCGACATCTACGGCAACAGCCCCGGCATGGAGGCGCTCGGCGACATCAAGCAGCTCCAGCACGAGCAGCTCCGCAAGGCGCAGGCCATCGACTACCAGACCAAGCCGCCGCTTCAGGTGTCGGCCGGCATGAAGAACCGGGACGTTGACACGCTCCCCGGCGGGATCACGTTCGTCGACGGCGCGTCGCAGGGAATCCGCAGCGCGTTCGAGGTGAACCTCAACCTGAACTACCTGCTCCAGGACATTCAGGACGTCCGCGAGCGCGTCCGTGGCGCGTTCTACGCCGACCTGTTCCTGATGCTGGCGACGCAGCCCAACACCCGCATGACCGCGACCGAGGTCGCCGAGCGCCATGAGGAGAAGTTGCTCATGCTCGGCCCCGTCCTTGAGCGCCTGCACAACGAGCTGCTCGACCCGCTCATCGACATCACGTTCACGCGCATGGTGCATAGCGGCATGCTGCCGCCGGCACCGGAGGAATTGCAGGGCATGGACTTGAACGTCGAGTTCGTGTCAATGCTCGCGCAGGCGCAGCGCGCCATCGGCACCAACGCCGTCGACCGCTTCGTCGGGAACCTCGGCTCCATCGCGCAGATGAAGCCCGACATCCTCGACAAGTTTGACAGCGACCAATGGGCAGACATCTACGCCGACATGCTCGGCGTCGACCCGTCGCTCATCATCGCCGACAAGGAGGTCGCCGTGCTGCGGCAGGCTCGCAACCAGGCGATGGCCGCGAAGGAGCAGGCTGCCGCGATGGAGCAGCAGTCGAAGACCGTCCGCAACATGGCGGCCGCCCCGACCGGGAACCAGAACGCCCTGACCGATGTGATGAACATGTTCTCCGGGTACGGCTCGCCGTCCGGGGTCGAACTCTGAAAGGACTGACATGCTGATTTCGATGCAGCGCGAACCCGAGCGCGAGGAGATGCCGGGACAGGTCGAGATGGACGATCCGCGCTACCCGGAAGGGCTGTGCATCAAGCTCGAGTCCGACGACCTCGAGAAGCTGAACATCACCGCCGCGCCGAAGATCGGCAGCGAGATGATGATTCAGGCGCGCGTCTACGTCTCCGAGGCCGGCGCTGTCAAGACGCAGGGCGGCACGGAGGCGATGCTGAAGCTCCAGATCACGGACATGGCGATCTCTGGCGTGGAGCGCACGACCGCCGCTGCGACCATGCTTTACGGAAACGGGGGTTGACATGGCATATCTGATGGCCGGCAGCAACATGCTGTTCGACAACACGACAGGAGACGTTGTCGGACTCCGTGACCGGGAAGGAACCGACACGTATTTCGCTCGCGCCCCGTACACGGGTGCCTGGTTCGATCTTTCTGACCAGCCGTGCAGCGCGAACACCGCGACCGCGATGGAGTTTGACACGAAGGACTTCGCCTTCGGCATCTCCGTCGTGTCGAACACGCGCATCACGTTCCCGCGAACCTCGGTCTACAACGTCCAGTTCAGCGCGCAGTTCAAGAACGTCAACAACTCCTCCGAGCAGAACATCAGCGTCTGGCTCGCGAAGGGCGGGTCGAACCTCGCGAACACGAACACCGAGCTGACGATCCCGAAGAAGCACGGCGGCGGCGACGGTCTGCTCGTCGCGGCGTGGAACTTCTTCGTGTCTGTCAATGCCGGCGAGTACGTGGAAATCTACTGGTCGTCGCCGAGTGCGGACGTTTCGATTGAGTACAAGGCCGAACAGGTTTCGCCGGCGCGACCGGCGACACCGTCCGTGATCCTCACGGTCAACGAGGTCGATGGCAACAACACCTGACGGGAACCGTAAGAAATAGACGCACAGATATCTTTCGGCCGTGAGCCAGTACGACCCTCTCGACCTGCGCGGGCAGGAGCGCGACAAGCAGAACCGCGAGCTGCGCGACAGGTTGGCGAGGGAGGCCGAGGAATCGGACGTCAAGTGGCTCATGGCGAGCAGGCGCGGTAGGCGGATCGTCTGGCGCATGCTCGACCAGGCAGGCGTGTTCCGGTCATCGTTCAACACCAACGCGATGACGATGGCGTTCTCGGAAGGCGCACGGAACTCGGGACTTCGGATGCTGGCAATCGTTCACGGTTGCTGCCCCGAGCATTACCCGACCATGATGAAGGAACAGACCGATGAGCGAACCAATGATGATGGAAACGGCTGAAACCACCACACAAGCCGCTCCTGCATCAGAGTCCCCGTCCGGCGTCGCGGCGACGGCCGAGAAGCTGTACGGGGGAGAGCAGAAGGCGACCGCGACCCAGGACTCGCAAGCCGCAGACGCGGCCGCTGCGAGCAAGGCCGGGGCGACCGATGCGAAGACCGATGCGCCGGCTGCGGAAACCAAGCCGCAGGGCGCGCCGGACAAGTACGAGTTCAAGGCCGAGGAAGGTCGAGCGTTCGACCCCGAGGTCATGGAAGCGTATAGCGCGGTTGCCAAAGAGCTGAACCTGTCGCAGGAAGCCGCGCAGCGCGTCCTCGACGCTATGGCCCCCAAGATGGCCCAGCGTCAGCAGGCGCAGATCGAGGCCGTTCGCAAGGAGTGGGTGACCAACTCCAAAGGCGACAAGGAGTTCGGGGGCGACAAGCTCTCCGAGAACCTCGGCGTCGCCAAGAAGGCGCTCGATGCGTTCGGCACCGCCGAACTCCGCAGTCTGCTCAATCAGTCCGGCCTGGGCGATCACCCGGAGGTGATCCGGTTCATGTACCGCGCAGGCAAGGCAATCAGCGAGGATCGGTTCGTCGGCGGCGCACCTGCCGTTGGCAAGGGCGCCCCGAAGGGCTTCTCCGATTTCGCTGACGTTCTTTACTCCAACACCTAATCCCACGAAAGGGGACAAGCAATGGCAACTCTTTCTAGCAACAACCTGACGCTCGCCGACTGGGCGAAGCGCACCGATCCCGAGGGCCGCGTTCCGGTCGTCGCGGAACTCCTCTCGCAGACCAACGAGATCCTCGAGGACTGCGTCTTCAAGGAGGGCAACCTCCCGACCGGCGAGCGCGTTGTCATCCGCACGGGCCTCCCGAGCGTCTACTGGCGTGCGCTGAACCAGGGCATCCCGAGCAGCAAGTCGACGACCGCGCAGGTCGACGAGGCTTGCGGCATCCTCGAGGCTCGCAGCGAGGTTGACAAGGATCTCGCGATGCTGAACGGCAACACCGCCCAGTTCCGCCTGTCCGAGGACGTCGCGTTCCTCGAGGCGATGAACCAGCAGCAGGCGTCCACGCTGTTCTACGGCAACCCGGCAAGCGATCCGAAGAAGTTCCTCGGCCTTGCTCCGCGTTACTCGAGCAGCACCGCAGGCAACGGCCAGAACGTCATCAAGGCCGGCGGCGCCAGCACCGACAATACCTCGATTTACCTCGTCGTGTGGGGCGACAACACCGTCTACTGCCCGTTCCCGAAGGGCAGCTCGGCCGGCCTCATGCATGAGGATCTCGGCGAGCAGACCGTCTACAACAGCGATGGCACCCGCCTTCAGGCCTACGCCACCCGCTACCAGTGGAAGAACGGCCTGGTCGTGAAGGACTGGCGCTACGTCGTCCGCATCTGCAACATCGACGTCAGCGACCTGATGAGCCAGAGCGGCTCGCAGGAGTCCGGCGACGCCACGGCGATCATCAAGCTGATGAACAACGCCATGAACAGGATTCCGTCCTGGGGCAACGGTCGCGCAGCGTTCTACATGAACCGCACCGTGTACAGCGGCCTCGCTCTCCAGGCGATGGATCGCAGCCAGTACGTGCTTGCCGTCCAGCAGGGTCTGTCGCAGTTCGGCACCCCGATGAGCTGGCTCACGTACCAGGGCGTTCCGCTCCGCAAGGTGGACGCCATCCTCAACACCGAAGACCTCGTTTCGTAATCGAAACGTCCAACACAGAAAGGCAGCACCGACATGATTACTGACGCATTCCTGCGCCTCGAGAACGGCGACAGCTCCAGCTCGGCGATCACGGCCACCCGTGTCACCGAGAACGTGGTCGATCTTCTTCAGGCTCGCGAGATCGGCGAGGGCCGTGACCTGTTCCTCGTCTACACCGTCACCGTGGACGGCACCGGAGCCGGCGACGCAACCTTCCAGGTCTACATCGCCGACAATGCGGCGATGTCCACCAACGCCGAGGTCATTGCCTCGAGCGCCGCGTATGTCGGCACCACGCTCGACATCCCATCGGCCTCTGCGCCGAACGGGACGGTCATCGTCGTCCCGATTCCTCCCCGCGTCGCTAGCCTCGGTCGCCGGTACCTGTCCGGCCGCATCGTTGTCAACGGCACGGTCGGAGCCGCGAAGGTGATCTGCGACATCGTCACCGACATCCAGGACGGTCGTAAGTTCTACCCGTCTGGCTTCACGGTGGCCTGATAGGAGAAACTCATGGCGAAGGTCAAGGCAAAAGTTCTCTGCTTCGTGGCAAACGGCCTGCGTGAACCGGGCGACGTCTTCGAGTACGACGGCCGACGAAACGGCAACCTCGAGTATCTCGAGGAAGCCGAAGTCGAGCCGGAGGCGAAGGCTCCGGAAGCGCCGACCCGGCGACTGCGGAAGGGAAAGCCAACCGAAACCAGCGTCACGGAGTGATCCTCGGATTGTGACTCGACAGGAGGGGCGTCGGCGGGAAACCTCGACGCCCCTCCTGTTCCTGATAGGAGGCCGGCATGGCATCGGTCGTTGACATCTGCAACCTCGCGCTCGCGCACCTCGGGGACGACGCGACCGTCGCCAGCATTGACCCTCCGGAGGGATCGGCGCAGGCCGAGCATTGCGCGCGGTTCTACCCAATCGCGCGCGACACGCTCCTCCAGACGCACGCATGGAACTTCGCCTCGCGCCGAGCCTCGCTCGCGCAGGTCACCATGCCGTACAGCATGTGGAAGTACGCATACGCGGTTCCCGGCGACATGATGACCGCCGTCGCCGTCCTTCCGCCCGAGGCGCAGAACGACTACTCGACGCGCTTCTCGCCGGCGGAATACCCGTACTACAACGCGAACTTCTCGCCGATGCTCGCCGCTGGGCAGTACGTGCCGCAGCGGTATTCCATTGAGACGGACACGCTCGGGAACAAGGTGCTGTACACCGACCAGGAGAACGCGCTCCTGCGGTATCAGGCGCTCGTCAACGACCCGACCAAGTTCGACCCGCTGTTCACGATGGCGCTGTCGTGGCACCTCGCGTCGATGCTCGCCGGCCCTGTCATCAAGGGCGACCAGGGCGCTGCCGAGGCGAAGCGTTGCGCGCAGATGATGCTGATGTATCTTCAGCAGGCGCGCGCGTCCGATGCCAACCAGCGCGACGTCAAGGTCGAACATATCGTCCCCTGGACTTCAGGACGCTGACCGATGCCAAGCACCCGGACGTACTATCGCTCGTTCGCAGGCGGCGAGATCAGCCCGGAGATGTTCGGGCGCATCGACGATGCCAAGTACCAGACGGGCGCATCGACGATGCTCAACTTCATCGCGCTCCCGCAGGGCGCGGTGGAGAATCGTCCCGGCCTCGCATTCGTGCGCGAGGTGAAGAACAGCGCGTCCGCGACACGCCTGATCCCGTTTCAGTTCAGCCCGACCCAGACGCTGGTCGTGGAGATGGGAGCCGGGTACTTCCGGTTCCACACGCAGGGAGCGACTGTCGGGCCGGGGACGCCTGCCGCCTACAACGGCGCGACCGCATACGACGTCGGCGACCTCGTCTCGAGCGGTGGCGTGAACTACTACTGCATCGCGGCTACCACGGGCAACGCGCCGCCGAACGCAACCTACTGGTACGCGATGCCGGCGGGAATTCTTGAGATCCCGAACCCATACGCGGCGGCCGACCTGTTCGACATCCATTACGTGCAGAGCGGCGACATCGTCACGCTCGTCCATCCGTCCTATGCGGCGCGCGAGCTGCGGCGATATGGCGCGACGGATTGGACTCTGACGAGCATCAGCTTCTATTCGCCGATCAACTCGCCTTCGCCGATCACCGGAACCCCGTACCGTGGCGGGGCGCTCAACATCACGGCGGTAGCCATCGGCAGTCCGGGCATCTTCACGACGGTGACCGATCACGGATTCACGAACGGCGACGTTGTCTTCGTCGGCGAGTTGACGTTCACCAACCCGAACACGATCAACAACAACTTCTACATCGTTTGGGACGTAACTGTAAATACGTTCAAACTCAAGAGGTACGACACCGGGCAGCAGATCAACACGGCGACCCTCGTCGCATACGTCAGCGGAGGCTATGTTCAGGCTGGATCTACTGCGTACCCGAAGCAGACGTACCGCGTGACATCGGTCACGGCAGACGGCCGCGAGAGTACGGACATCGATCTGCGATCCGTGTTCAACAATCTCGACGTTCCTGGTTCGTACAACCTGCTTTCGTGGTCGGCGGTCACCGGGGCAGCCTCGTACCGCATCTACAAGGAAACGCCCGGATTCATTGCAGCCCTGATCGGGACGACTACGGGTACATCGTTCGAGGACAACAACATCGCGCCGGATCTCGGCGTGACGTTCCCGAACAACGACATCGCTCTGGACACGCAGTACCCAAGAGCGGTCGCCTACTACGAGCAGCGGCGCGTGTTCGCCGGCCCGAACGCGGCACCGCAGTCGATGTGGTTCACGGAGTCTGGAACCGAGAGTTCCATGATCTACCACACTCCGCTGCTTGACACAGACCGCATCAACATCAAGGTCGCCGCGCGCGAGAACAACACGATCCAGCACCTCGTCCCGCTCACGCAGCTGCTGGCTCTGACGAACGCCGCCGAGTGGCGAGTCTCGCCGATCAACAGCGACGCGCTCACTCCGACCACGATCTCGGTTCGTCCGCAGTCGTACATCGGATCGAACAACGTGCAGCCCGTGGTCGTGAACAACGCGGTCGTTTACTGCGCGGCTCGCGGCGGCCACGTGCGCGAACTCGGCTACTCCTGGCAGTCGAGCGGGTTCGTCACGGGCGACCTGTCGATCCGCGCGGCGCACCTGTTCGACGACCTCGAGATCGTTGACATGTGCTACGCGAAGGCTCCGCAGCCGCTGCTGTGGTTCGTGTCAACGAGCGGCAAGCTGCTCGGGCTGACGTACATCCCGGAGCAGCAGGTCGGCGCGTGGCACCAGCACCAGACTGACGGCGCGTTCGAGAGCTGCACGGTCGTCTCCGAGGGCGACGAGGACTACCTGTACGTCGTGGTCAACCGCACCATCGGTGGTTCGACGAAGCGGTACGTCGAGCGCATGGCGTCTCGCAACTTCGACGCGCTCGAGGATGCGTTCTTCGTTGACAGCGGCCTGACCTACGACGGCACGAACACCACGGCAACGACCGTGACCGTCACGACCGCGAGCGATTGGACGCCGGCGGCGACCCTCACGATCACCGCCAGCGCGACCACGTTCGCATACCCAGCCACGACCGATGTCGGCGACGTCATCGTCCTGACGGACACGGACGGAACCAAGTACAGGCTCACGATCACGGCGACATCGTCCACGACCGTTGCCACGGCGCGCGTCGACAAGACGCTCGGCACCGCGTTCCGTGGCGTCCCGACCGCGACCTGGGCGTGGGCGCGAGACACGGTCGGCGGCCTGTCGCATCTGGAAGGCAAGACGGTGTCCATCCTCGGCGATGGCGCGGTG